ATGCCCCTCGTGCGGAAGCCGTGCATCAAGCCATTCATGGTCACGAGACCATCGGCCAACTCGGCCGCGGTCATGGTCTCCTCGCCTGCGATCTGCTTGAGGCGGCGCATGGCGCTGAGGAGGACTTGTTGGGCGGTGCGGGTCGCCATGTCAGGCCATGATTGCGCGCTTGATCAGCAAGCGGCCCTCTGTGAGCACCACGCCGTTCTGGTCGGTGGTCTGGTGCATATATTCGCCGTGCAGGCCTTCTGTATCACCGCCGTCGATCGACGCCGAGAAGGTGCCGGCGGAAGCGCTGATGGTTGCGGTGGTCGGATTGAAGACGGCCGAATCCTGCCAGGGGATGTTCGGCGGGCGGCCGACGCGGCAGCTCAGCGTCAGGCCGGAGAGGTTCTGCGGGGCGTTAGCCGAATCGCGAGCATGCATGGTCAGCGTCCGGTCTTCACCGGCCCAAACCTCGAAATGCTCGCGATTGGCCACGGCTAGGCCTTGGCCTTCTCATCGTCGCCTTTGCTGCGCGGCGCCTTCTCGCCCGGAAGGGCTTCCTCGAGCTTCCACCCCTTCGGCACATCGCCCCAGCAGTCGAAGCGGGCACGCCCCCTGCCGCCGATCTCGACGGCCCAGCGTGGCCAGGGCTTGCGGGGCTGTTCCTGAATGCTCATGCGGCTTTCCTTTCGGTCATCAGCGCCTCGGCCCGTGCCTTGGCGCGCAGGTATTCGGGAGTTGGCGGCGTGTCGGCGTCGCCTTGCCGACGTTCCATTGCATCAGCGTCCGCCATGAACTCGGGGCTCAGCTTGTTCAGATGCCGGGCGAACTCATGGATATCCAAGGTGGTCGGCCAGCCCAGAGCCTCACGGATGCGCAGCGCATCGGATATGCGCTCATCGATCCGGGACAAATAGAACTCAGCCCAAAAGCGATTGTCCCGCATGCGCTGGGTGCGCGCCGGGCGGTCCTCCAGCCATGCATCGACATGCAGCCAAGCGCCTTCGTGGGCGAGCATCCACGTCTGCAGGAGCCACATATCGTCCCACCAGAAGGGGAAGTAATCGGTGAAGATCCGGCCGGCAGCGGCGCGCCACTTCTCCGAGACGATTGCATAGGTAGCGGGCCGCTTCTCGTCGGTCTTCCACCACCACACGCCATCGGGCTTGGCCTGCCAGGCGTCCGCGATCCTGTCGTCCCAATCCTTGGTGCGGACCAGCACGTCATCGCACAGAGAGCAGTAGACATCCGCCGGCAGGTCGAGCGCCATCTGATTGACCATCGCGCCCAGCGATCCCGTACGCTCGAAACAATGGGCCGTCACCGGCCCTCCAACGGGACTGCCAAGGCGCAGCATCTCGCATACGCCGATCGTCGCGGGATCGTCCGAGTCACAGCCGACGATGTACGTGACATCGTGTCGGCCGCTCTCGGCTTCTTGGAGAGTGCGAATCGTGGCCAGCAACTGGAAGCGCCGGCCACGACTCGGGATGATTACCGTGATCTTCACGGGATCAGGTGGACCAGTAGCCCGCCGTCACGCCCATGGCTCGGAGGCCATTGACGAGGGTGATGATCGCCGTCGCCTGCGCCGACGTGAAGCCGTAGCAGGACGCGGAAACCGAACTGTTGATCACCGCCGTGGTGGCCACCGCCGCATAGGCAGAGGCCGCCGGCTGGACAACCGGAGTGACACCCCAGAAGCCCACCTTGTCGGTGGCGGACTGGCCGACATGCGCGCCGTCGGAGCGGCCGTCGGTCAATTCCTTGATGTTGCTAGGCATTGATCATTCCTCCGATCAGGTGCCGCTCAGGCGGGTTGCGAGGTGCGGCTGCTGCGCGAGCACGCCGTAGAGGATGTCGAAGCGCCACAGCGCGTCGTCATTGGTGATGTCGTAGCCCTCGATGAGGCGCATCGAGATGCCCTTGTAGGTCTGCACCGAGACCTTCACGGCGCCCGGCGGCTTGAACAGCGGCGGAACTGCCAGGGTGATCGCGTCCGGGTGGAACACGAGGTTCTGGCGGTAGCTGGTCGAGGCCGTGCCCTTGACCGTGATGGCGGCCGAATCGGCCGGCACCGAGTCGCAGGTCTTGTAGGGACCCGAGGTGATGATCGCCGGGCTGATCGAGACCGCGGCGTTGCCCGAGCCGTCGGCCGTCACGTCGGCCAGCACAACGAACTGGCGCAGGAAATCCAGCGCGTCGCCCGTCACCGCGTTGACCGCGTAGACGTTGGCAATCGTGAACACGTCGCCCTTCTTCAAGGTGCCGGTCGTGTTGGTCATGCCCTTGATGTTCAGGGTCTGCGACAGGTAGGTCGTGCTCTTCGCCGAGGCGTAGGTCACGTTCTGATTGGCGCCGTTCACCTGCTCCGAGCCAGACTTCGCGCCCACGGTGTGGGCCTTGATGTTCTGGGTCATGTAGGTGTCGCAGTTGGCGTAGCGGCCGAGGTTCGAGCGCTGCAGGGCGCTCTTGACCGGCGCGTCACCCGACAGGGCGGTGATCGAGCCAACCGTGCCCCAGTAGTCCGCCGGGCTCAGCAAGGCCGCCCAGTCCTTGGAGCGGGGCACCGACAGCTCATCCAGGCGCTGCGGCGCCAGGGCGAAGTCGGTGTAGCTGTTGACCGTCTGGCCCGGCGTGCCAACCCAGTTCGGGCAGGCCTGATACAACTCGGTATGCGCCGCGATGTCGATCGCGTTCGCGAGCTGGATGGCCTGCGGCTTCAGGTAGCGATCACCGAAGTTCTTGATGCTCAGGGTCATATCGACCGTGGACATATCGAGATCGGCGCCGATCTGGGTCGCCACCGTCATGGTGGTGTTGCCCTCTTCGGTGTCCTGCACCACCTGCGTCTTGCCGGTGCGGACCTTGCCCTTGATCGGGCGGGCGATGCGGATCGTGCTGCCCGGCTTCTGCGGGCCACCGAACTCCTGCTCATAGTCACGGTTGGTGAGGCCAACCATGACCAGTTCGTTCTCGAGCTGAAACAGCATCTCTTTCAAGATGATGTCGCTCGTCAGGATGGAATTGCTCATTGCCTATAGCCTCGTGCGGCTAGGCGCTCCGTCTCCACTTGGCGTAGTCGTCCATCGTTCCTTTATTCGGATCGAACGACGCCTGGGAGCTGCCCCCGACTTTCGTCAGTGGGGCCGGCGCCTCGGTGGTCTTCTTCGGAGCGGGCTTGGCCAGCTTGGTTTCCGCACGCTCCATGGCTCGCACAGCCACCGCGTCGCTGAGCCGGGCAATCCGGCGTGCCTCGTTCGGGTTGTCCGCGAGCCACTTGGCCATGTCGGCCGGGCGCTCGGACTCGCCTAGGTAGTCACGCATCACAGCGCTGATCGGGAAGTTTGGCGCGGTGATGGCTTCCATCACCTTGTCGAAGCCCTCGATCTCTTCGCCGGCATCCTCGATGCGCTCGATGATCGACCGATTGGCCTCTCCTTCTGAGCGGGCTGCGGCGATTTCTGCCTGTGACGGTTGCCTCTGCTGCGGGGGCGGGTCGCCCTCGGTCTGGGTCTGTGGCGTCGGAGCGCGAAGGCTCTCGATTTGTGCCTGCAGGAAGCCGAGCTGACGATGTAGCTCCCGGTTTTCACGACGTTGGGCTGCGAACGCTCTCGACTCACGTCGGCTTTGCTTGTCGGGCTCTTGGCCCTTCTGCTCGGCCGGGGTCGCGGTGGTGTCCACCGAGGCAGGAGCCGAACCCTGCGTGTCGCCAGTCGTAACCGGCGCGGCTGTTTCGGACGCTACAGTATTTGTAGTGCCGGTGTCAATTCCTGTTCCGCTCACGCGGGCACTCCTTGTGATTGGTCGATCGGCTCGAGGTCAACCATGTCGCCGCCGCCAGCGTCCGCGCCGTTCATCATCGGCGGCGCCGCGGGCGTGGGCTGGCCGGGCGGCATAGCGTCAGGTGGTGGCATGGGCGGCTGCGGCGGCTGCATGGCCTGCGGAGGCGGCGCGCCGGCAAGCTGGGCGAGTTGCGCGGCCATGCCCTGCACTGTCGCCTGCAAGCCGCTCAGGACCGTCGCGAGCTGCAGCCCGGCGCCGATGTTCTCAAGCTCCTGCCCTTCGGCCTCGGCAATCGTCTTGCGAGCCGTCGCAGCGTCCTTCGCGGCGCCGGCAAGATCCTTGGGGTTCGGCTGCGGCGCTGGCATTGGGCCGTCTTCCGTAAGGCCCGGCGGCAGCATCTTCTTGATGCGCGCCACGATCTCATCACCCCCCGCGAAGTCGAGGGACTTCACCACGAGATCCGGCGCTGCCTGTCCGACGATGGGCATATTCTGCGTGAGCTGGATCAGCGACTCGGCCTTCTCCTGTTGACGGGTCGCGTAGTTCGGTCCCGTGGACACCACCACGTCGTACTTGCTGCCCGGCGTGCCCAGCGAGTCGATGACGGTCATCTCCTCGGCGTCCGGGTCGTTGTCCGGGTCCGCCGCATTGATCTTGGCCATCTCGTGCTCGCCGCTCTCCTTGAGCATGCGGACGATGCGCTCGGAGTCGTAGAAGTGCGGGATGGCATCGATCAGCACGCGGCCGGAATAGGCAATGGCGCGCTTGAGGTTGTCGGGAATGTAGTTGGAGCCCGTATCGCCCTCGTGCTGGCGCGCTCGGATGGCCACGCCCGACGTCTCGTTGCTCTTGGCGCCCAGCGACGCGGGATAGATGCCGATGACGTCGTGGAGGTCCTGCCCGGCCTGTAGGGACAGGTTCTGCAGGCCCGTGGACATGACCGGCGGCTGCGAGCGCTGCGGGAGCGGCGTCTGGTCGCCCGGCTTCTGGTTGACCACGAGATAGGGGTGGTTCTTCGTCCCCGCCGACTTCCACATCGGCTCGTAGCCCTTGATCTGGTCCGTGGTGACGATGAACGGCGCCTTGGGCTGCAGGGCGGTGGATTCGGCGTCGGTCGTGCGCGCGTAGTTCAGCAGCCGCTGCGGGTCCTTGGCGTCGCGCACCATGCCCTTGCGCTTCGTGGCGCCATCAATGGTCGTCTCCTCGCCGGGGACGAACACCAGCGGGATGTACTTGCCGGGCCACACATGCGGGCCGCTCAGCACTTCCTTGCCCGAGATGATGTACTGGACGATCTGGACCTGATCTACGGAGCGCTCCCGCTTGGCGGTCTGCCCCGGCTCGAGCTTCTCCACCACGTTGCCATCATCCATCAGGTAGATGGTCTTCTGGCTGACCTGGCGGGTCCAATACTCGGCGGTGCGGATCGAATCGCCCACGACCCATTGGAACCTGTTGCCGCTCGGGTCGGCGTTCACCGAGTCGAAATCAACCGGCGTCGCGTCGGGATAGGCCGCCTTGAACGCATCCTTGCTCATGCGCTCGAACACGAAGCCATAGGCCATGTCCGACTTGTCGGGGCGCTTGCAGAACGGATCGATCATCAGGCCGAACGGGTCCATGATCGGGCTGATGCGCAGACACTGGTCGAAGCTGCCATCGTCCTCGTAGTAGCTCTCGATGCGCCAGCCGCCCTGCCCGGCCTGGGCCACGTTCATGCCGGCCTTGACGTAGGAGAATGTCGCGTCGGACTCGGCCTCGATGCTGCGGACCATGCCCTTGAGCACGTCGGCCTTGACCTGGGAGGCTTTGCCGCCCGACGGCAGGACAGCGGTGGCCGGCGGGTTCTGCCGCAGATCGCCCGTGACCTGGCGCACGAACGTGCCCAAGCGATTGATCGTGAGCATGGGGCGATCGGTGCCGCGAGCCTTCCGTGCGGCCTCGTCCCATTGGTCGCCCGCATAGAATTTCTGATCCTCGCGGCCCTCGCGGATGTTCTCGCGCTCGAAACTCCACGCCTCGTCGGCCCTCTTCAAGGCTTCCTCGTGGATCTTCTTGAGGGCGGCTGTCTGTTTCATGCCTAGGCCCCCATCCAACTGCCGACGGCTTCGATCTCGACCGGCGGCGCCTTCGTCT